CTGTATCAATACCTACAACCTGTGATTCAAACAAGTTGATACCTGCTAACTTGGTAACTGAAGCGTCTAATAACGGCTTGTTATTACCAAATTGACTTGCGTCTTCAATACCAGCCTCGTTTAGTATTTCTTCTACTGCGTACTCGTCAAGCTGTGCGAACATAGGTGCGAACTTTGGTAACTTGTTAGTTATTAGAGTTCTTCTAGCTCTTACCAATGCTTTTTTCCAACCGTCAAAAGACGATAGTTGGAGTGTAGTACCAGCGTTAGAATATTCGTCTGCGATATCCTGCTCAACTTCTTCTGCTATAACTGCTACTGCGTCTTTAATGTATGCTTCTAGTACGTTAGGAATAGACACGGCTTTGGCTACGTCCTCAATTAAGAATGTAACCTCTTTGTGTTTATTCAAAACAACCTGTACGACATCATCATCGGGTGCTTGAACAGTAACGTTGGTTTTAGCGGTTTTATCATAAACTGATAAAGTACCTCTTACCGGAATATCTAATGTAGTACCTCTTGATGCAAAATCACCGGAATAATCTTTCCTAACGGTTCTAGCAAGGTTCAAGTACTTTCTTAAATAATCAAGTCCTTCATTTGCTGATCTAACCATTATTTCAGGTATATGATTAGCAAGTTCGGTTTGTCCTATTGCTGTATATGGCATATTTTATTTCACCACCTTTCAACTTTGTGAGCCGTCAGGTGGTAAAACCACCCTACCTACTCATTGTAATTAATACGTCCTTCTTTTTTAGCTTTATCAATTTCTTCTTTATGCTCGGTATACCATTTGTTGTCCCTTGATTGTCTTTCTATCTCTGACCACTTCCAAAACTGTGCTTTGCTTCCTGTATCAGCTGTGGTTGGTGTACCGATGTTCTTTTTATCGGGTTCAGCGAGTAAGTATGGTTTAGCAGTTAGTAATTCAGACACTACGGTGTTGGCGTTTGCCACGTTGCCCTCTGCGTCTAATTCAATAGTATTAAGGTCAACCAAGCGTACAACATCTTCAAGGGCTTCCTTACGTACGCCCTGTGCAACTGCTTGTGAAATAACAGCTTGTCTTTTCGTCTGATTAACGATTTGCTGTTTTAAGCTCTCGTTTTCAGCTTGGTACTTGTCAGCAAGTTCCTTAAACGCTTCTTTTTCTTTTAACTTTTCTTCTTCAGCTTTGGCTTGATCTGCTTTTAACTTCTCAAGTTCCTTTGCTTTTGTAGTTAAGTCCTTAAAGCGTGGGTGCTTAAACGCAAGTTCCCATTGTTCATCTGTTAGTTCTACTTCTTCGCTTTTAGATTGACCCTTCGGTTGTTTAACGTCTTCCGTAGACGGGGTTTCTTCTTTTTTATCTTCCATTTTCAAATCACCACCTTTCACTTGGTAACGGGGTTGTGTCCCCGTAAAGTAGTTTAATATATATATTATATCCTTAATTGGTCGGATAATGCAATACCCGTGTCAATTAACTCTGGGTGATAAGGTAATAACCTGTGTTTACAATTAGGGTGAAAAACTCCAGCCATTTCAGCTTCGCTTACTGTAGGGTATCCGTGCGTAGCACCAGTCATAGACAACACCTTGCCGTCCCACGGCTGGCACAAATCGCAACCACCGCCGTGACTACTAACCTGTACTAAATCGTACCCTTCCATTTTTAAACGGGTAGTCATTGCCAAATTGGTAACCTCTCTTGTACGAGTACGTGCCAACATTTCTGCATACGTGTCTAACTTCCATTCCCTGCCACCTTTATCAATAATGGCTGTAAATTCCTTTGCCAAGTCGTTTATTATTTTATCTTTTAGTTCTTTTAAAGTAGAATCTTTTAACTTATCCTCAACAAATATAGCTTCCAGTCTCGCCTTACGCACGTCAGTCATTACTTTTTGTGCATTGTTAAATACCCCGTGCAACGCCTCACCATAATCATTTAAGGTGTCACTTATTATTGCATTTAGTTCTAATATCTGTTGTTCGGATAACTTGCCTGTAGCAGTCAACCCAGCGTCACGCATAGCCTTTGTTACTTCTAACTGGCTACTCGTATAGTGCCAACGAAGTTCTTTTTCTATTAATGGGTATGCTTTGGCTTCGGTACGTCTTATTAGTTCTGCTACGCCCTCCATAGCTGTGGGTATATCTATGTCACGGCGTGACACAAAAGATGTAATTATCAATTTTTGAATGTTGTCGGATAGTTTACTGAATAAAGCAGTTATTTTTTTCGTAGCTTCTTCTATTGATTTTCTTGACGCCATATTTACTCCTCGTCATTGGGTTGCAACTTGTCAATAATAGATGTAAAGTTGGCACGGCTCTTTTCTATTTCTTTAACTTCCTTTTCAGCTTCTGCGTCATCGTACCCGTCTAACAACATAATGGCTGACTTCTTGCTTAATATACCTGCGTCTACACGCTTAATTATTGTTTCGGTTTCTTCTACAACGTCATTTACAATACCGTCACCAAACACTATGTTAACCGGTTCTATTTCCTTACAGGTTATTTTCTTACCCATATAGGTAACTCCAACACCCTTATTATTAACTGATAGTTTCTGTGCTATTTCAAATACTTCTTTTAACGCTTGTTCGTAATATCTTTTCTTTCGTTCCGCTTTGGCAATGGTTCTAATAAGTCGCATTTTCAATGCCCTACCGGATTGTATAGCACCGTCCTTGCCCATACCTAACACGTCCGGACTTACCTCTGATGACATAAATAGTAACTCCATCATCTTTTCTATTTCTTTGAAAGCGTTGTCTAGACTGGCGTTCCAAACAATGTATTGGGGTACTTCACCGTCATCTCCCAATTCAATCATTTGCAGGGCTTCTTTCTTCACCCTACCTTCTTCGTCTAGCACACCCTCCGGGACTGCAAGTATTGGATCGCTGTGTTTATCTAGTATGTTGGCTGTCTTGGTTAAACGATTATTTAACTCAAACTGTAATGATTCAAAATCAATAAAATCAGACACACCCCAAAAGTCCTTACTACCCCTGTAACGCATATTGGGAACAAATACCAGCAGAGGTTTATCAATATTGGTTTCAACTAATGGTTCGTAATTAGTACCGTATTGGGCATTGTATTCTTTAACATCTACTTCTTGATCAATTATATTGTTATCACCCTTAACTACGTATATCTTGGTTTCAACCTTACCTGCTGTGTGTATTTCCCTTACTAAAAACCTTGCTTCTTCTCCCTGTTCAGTTTGGTATAAATCAATCCACGCTAACTCTTGCACGTCTGGTGTCTTGCGTGGGTTTCTACCGTTAACTTCCGGGAAGTAAATAGCGGGGTCTGTGTCTTCAATAATTATTTCGTTATTTTCAACACGTATCTTAAATAAAGCATCACCTAAAGCCGAATTGCTAATAGCAGACTCAAGCAACTGTGTGCTTAACTTATTATTGTAAACTAAACCGTCAACAAAGTCTTGGTTCTTGTCAGCATAAAAAGCAACATCTTCACCAAACAACATATCAGCACTTACTTTGGCAACAAGTGCATTAAAATTAGCCACGATGTATCGTAGCTTATTATATCGTTCAGAAAAGGCACTTTCTCCTTCTATAGCAAATGCTTCAAAATGTTTACCCTCTAACAGTCTTTCGTTTACTTCGTAGGTATGTAACCTACCTGTTTCCGACTCATACGGAAATTGTTTTGCACCTTTGAATGGCATATATTATTATTATAACACCTAGAACGGTTTAGTAGTATATGCTTTTGCCTTTTTTGGCTTGTTCATATACGAGTGAACCGCATAGCGTAAACTATCTACAAAATCGTCCCTTATTTTAACGGGTTCGTCAAGCACACGGTCGTCCTTTGTTTTCCAGCTATAGGATTTAAGTTCCTTTATAGCGTTGGTTGATGCTTTATCAACAAACAACCGCCTACTTTTTATAGTATCTATTCCTTTCTTAACGTCCTTATCTGCTGGGTATATGTTGTAACCCGCCTTCTTTATTTCCTCTATACGTTGTGGTTCTGCACTATCAGCAAACATATAAGTGTTCTTGTTTATGTTTAGATCGTTCATTCTTTTAATCAGGTCCTGATTAGTTATGTAACTTTCGTAAATAACTTCTTGTGTATACACATCATCATCTTTTAACACAACCCTTGTCAATGCTGTAGGGTGATTCCAGCCAAAGTCCAAACCATATACCATTTCACCTTCCGGTAAACTATCAATTAGTTCCCACATTGTGTATATTCTCACACTACTTACACCACGTTGTCCAAGCCCGTAAATATTCCAATAGTTAGGATCAAGTTCCTTAAAATGTTCTATTTCCTTTACTACTTCCTTTGGTAAAAAGGGGTTATCCTTATAAGTACTTACTATTAAACGTGCGTCTTTCCTTGTTAGTACGTCATCGTAAATCCAATGAAATTCATCACTTGGGTTAAAGTCCATAAATATCTGCGTGTTGGTACGCATATTCAATTGTCTAAACGACTCCTGCGACAATTCGTTAGCTTCGTTTATCCACAGGTAATCCCTACGCCTACTACGTACTTTCTGTGGTTCGTCTAAACCAAAGAACTCTATTTCATTACCGTGCATTGTATAAATGTTTTCTGTTTTGTTGTGGTTTTCTTCGTTGTACACACCCAAGCCCTGCAATATGTTAAAAAAGTCCCGCATAGCAGTAGCACGTAGCGTGGGCATTGATTTACGCACTATACTAAACACCTTGCCTTGTGTTTGCTGTGCTTTTACTATAAATAGTTGTGCGAGTGAGTAAGATTTAGAACTACCAGTACCACCTTGATTTACTACAAACCTCTCTGTAGCTTTGTAGTTCTCATTAAATACTCTCGTTGCTTTCAGAGTTAGTTCCATCTACTATTTCTACCTTTATACCTGTAATTAAATCACCTTCGTGCTTCATTGTTTGTACTGCCTTGCCCTCACTTCTGTCAGCTATTTCTTGGTATTCTTTTAGGTCTTTCTTGGCGTTAATAATACGGGTAAAAGCCAAGTCACTTGCTACAGTTCTGGTATCACGTGGGTTATCGTCTTGCCAACTTTCTAATTGGGCAACCGTCATTTCCTTAAATTGCCTATACCAATATGCAAACGATTCTGCATTTTTAGGTCTACCACCCGCGTTTATGTTTTGTGGGTTATCGCCAAACCCACCCTTACCGTCTGGGTTAGGTACTTTGTTAACTTGTTCTGTAGTTGTTTCGTCCATAGTTATATTATACCTCAACCGTGACAAAATATTTACTTAAACTGCGTTTTCTTTATTAGTCTTGGGTTGCTTGGGTTTGTTTTTAGTTCGTTTAAGTAGTTCATATTCTGTTATACACGGCGAAATTATTAATTAAATAGTGTATTGGGCATTTATCGTTTAGTATTATTTCTTTAGCTTTGGCGGTTATTAAATCAGTCGTTTCTTTGTCGTACTTAAACCCTGCATTTTCTATCTTTTCAATCCAATATTCTTTTGGCTGACAGTTAACGTGTGATGTACCACCTTGCCCCACACCTGCACTTGTCATTAGTATTTTATTTTCAGCGTGGCGGGTTATTATGCTTACGTAATTGTCTGCAAACTGTGGCTCTATATGTTCTGCAACCTCAATGCTTAATACCATATCCCACATTTTGTGTAACTCTACCGGTGTTCTTAAATCCTGTATTTCTATCATATTTGACACACGTGACACAACTTTGGTAGCTTCCGATCCGTCTATACCGTGTGTGGGGATAAGATGTGCAAAATATTCCATCATAAACCCAGCACCACACCCAACATCTAATACGCTTTTTGGCTTTAGTACGTCATAAAACATCTGTGCTAACTTAATATATGTAGCCCTGTAAAACTGGTGTCCTGTAAAGTATTCCGTTGTGTATATGTCACTTATTTTGTTCATTGTATAGTTCCTCTAATTGCCAACTTTTTAATGGTTTAACGTTTGCTTTGGCTTGGCGACGTATTTCGTCTAGTTCGTCTAATACTTCCTGCCCGTAGGTTTTTAACATAAATTGCGTATAAGGTACAGGGTTTTTGTTGTGTTCCCAATTACAGCTTGAACATTGCGGGTGAACATTTTTCGGACACCACCTTAATTGTTTTATGTCCCTTGAAATATAATGCCCCACTTGTAACCCAAAGGGGTTGTTTTGTGGGTGAAACCAGTCTATTGCCTTACCACAAGTAACACAATACTTTGGGTATTCTTTCTTTAACCTTTCACGAACAAGGTTATCCAACTTGTCTATTGTTTTTTGGCATTCACTTTTTTTAGCCATTTAATTGTGCTTCTACCATTAATTGTACCAGTTCCTTGAACTTTGTTGTAGGTTGCCACCCCAATTCCTTGTACGCTTTGGTGTAATCACCTACTAATAAATCAACTTCTGCTGGTCGGTAGTATTGTGGGTTAACCTTAACTACGGTTTGCCCGTGCTGGTTAATACCTACTTCGTCTAACCCCTGCCCTTTCCAAGTAATATCCCAGTCTAATTGTTTAGCGGTTTCTTCTACGAATTCCCTAACCGAGTGGGTTTCGCCTGTTGCTATTACATAATCATCTGGCTGTGGGGCTTGTAGTATTGCCCACATAGCTTGTACATAGTCCCCAGCAAAACCCCAATCCCTTTTACTGTCTAAGTTGCCCAGTTCAACACACTCTCTTTCACGTTTCCAAACCTCTACCATTTGTTTTACTATCTTTTTAGTTACAAACTGCTCACCCCTGCGTGGGCTTTCGTGGTTGAATAAAATACCATTACAGGCAAACATATCGTAACCGTCCCTGTAATTGCGGGTAATCCAATATCCAAATAGCTTACTTGCCCCGTATGGTGAACGTATATTCATAGGTGTATTTTCATTTTGTGGTACTTCTGCAACCTTTCCAAACATTTCACTACTACTGGCTTGATAGAACTTTATAGTTGGATCTATCTGCCTAATGGCTTCTAACATTCTCAATACACCAACGCCCGTTATATCTGCTGTCTGAAGTGGTAGTTTGAACGAAGCACCTACATCTGACTGCGAAGCCAAATTATACACTTCTGTAGGCTTAAAATTAGCAATCAATGATATTAGACTGCTAATGTCCTGCAAATCCCCATACGCCAACGAAAAATCACTGACACCTACTAAATGCTTTATTCTTGATAAATTATCGGTGCTGGTCCTGCGGTACATTCCGCACACTTGATAACCTTTCTTCAGTAAGAACTCTATTAAATATGATGCGTCTTGTCCGGTTGCACCGGTAACCAATGCTCTTTTTTTATTCATTATTTTTACCTCTTATACCCTCTCGTAATTAAATACCCAATGGTGAGTGCAAGTGCTTGAAACCATTTCGGTTTTGCTTACACCCACCACAGGGTATTTAACCCTGTTTGGATATTAACTATCCAAGTCCACACCGCCCAAGTCCGGCAAGTCAATCTCCTTGTCTATTTCTTTCATCTCCTCGTCTGTTATTTCTTCTTCCTTGCTAAAAACCAACCTTTGCAGTTCTTCTTCGGTTAGTTCCGGCAATTTTTCACCTTTAGCGTCTACTTTCATTACTTCCGTAATGTTTGAGTAGGTCTTGCCGTTACTTTCTTTATGCTTAACAACTATTCGCAGTCTACCACCTATTAGCGTGTTAACGTCTATGGAAGTATCGTCAAGTTGTTCACCCACTACGGCACAAGCAAAGTCGTATAACTTTGAGGATTGTCCACCGCTAAAACCTGCTGTAAAAGCCGTACTAACAAAGTGTATTATACCCAAACCTCTCTGTTCTTCGTCAAGGATACCCAACTTGAACCACAATTTATTTACTAACTTTCCCTTATACCCTTTTTGGTTCTTTTTAAGCACCACGTCCGCCACCTGTGCGATATAAACACCTTCCGGGATTAACTCGTAGTTTCCGCCCTCGTTTTTTATTAACGCATCATTTGGATCTACTGGCATTGTTTATCACCACCTTTCAAAAATAAATTAGTAAAACTCTTAACTAACTACCAAACAATTCTTTTATTAAATTGTTATAGTGTCTGTGTCCTATTTTCATAGGTTTCCTTTATGTTATAATATCATTGCAGATAAGAAACCTTATCTGTTATCAACCGCCCGTTGAAAAAGACGGGCTTTTTGTTTCCTTTTAGTCATTTTTTATCTCCTTTAGTTTGTGATAGGT